GCCACCGCTATACAACATTTGGAACCTACAGAAGCAGGACAACAACAACGGTTCACCTACCCCACAGCCCGCAGGCAGATAAGTTAAATCTGTCTTTGCCTTGACGCCAAGCCTTTTGCCAGCTGATCGCCGGTTTCAAGTTATCATTTTGATAACTTGGTCAAGCCTGCACCGACCTTTACTGTGGACGAAATGGCTAGTTTTGCTGTATCAGCCATTTCACAGATGCCGCAAAACTGCCACATTGACCATCGCCATATACAGCAGCACTTGCAGCCCGTTCAATAAACCAGCTTTATAGCTGCAGCCTTTATGGGGCAAGAAGAACATTAAGAAGTCAGATAAATGGGATGGTCAATGTAGGCTTGTGATGTAGTGAATATACCCTAGGCCCCATCACATCCTCAGTGAGCAAGCGGCCGAATAACGGCGCGGGGTCTCGCGCAAGATAATCGGAAATGCGGCCTGCCCTTTTAAGGAGGTGGATTAAATGGCTATCGCTGGAAGGAAGCCGAAGCCTAAGCGACTAAAGGAACTTGAAGGAGACCCGCAGTCTCGGTTTCTCTCTAAGAATGAGCCGATACCTCTTACGAGCGATCAGGTTATCGAATGGGATGTTGTGAAAAATAATCCTATTGCCCATAGGGCGTTCATTGACAACGTGAGAATTCTTCGCGCCATGAAGATGTTAACTGACGCGGAAATTCCCTTGATAAATATTATGGCAATTTGTCAGGCTCGGATAGAAGAAGCTGAAACACAAATAGAGGGCGAGGGAATACTTTCAAGTTACACGAATACAAAAGGTGAGAACAACCAAGTTGCACATCCTGCAGTAGGGATCTCGATGAAGTATGCGCAGATGTTGAAGAGTCTTTGCACAGAGTTTGGGATGACACCATCTTCGCGGGGTCGGCTGGAGGTTCCGAAAGAAAAGGAAAAGAGTGACCTTGACAACCTTTTGGATAAGTAGGGGTGGCACGATGTAAAGGGGAGGCAGGTTGAATTGGCCTTTAACAAAAAAATGGCTGACAGGGTGGTTAAGTTTGTTCAAGCCTTGCACCATGTAAAAGGTAAGTGGGCTGGGGATAACTTCATACTCCAAACCTGGCAGAGGGAGAACTTATTGAGGCCGCTTTTTGGAACTCTGAATAAAGACGGCACACGGCAATATAGGACAGCGTTTGTCGCTATTCCCAGAAAAAACGGGAAGTCAAGTCTGGCGGCGGCGTTGGCGTTATACGCATTGTTTGCTGACGGAGAATACGGTGCAGAAGTCTATTCCGCTGCTGCTGATCGCGAACAAGCAAGTCTTGTATTTAATATTGCAGCTCAAATGGTAAGGATGTCTCCTGAGTTGAGCAGTAGATGTAAGATAATTGATTCTCAAAAAAGAATCGTCTATCACGAAAAAAATTCTTTTTATCATGCTATTTCTGCTGAAGCATACTCGAAGCATGGCGCATCTCCTACATTCGTTGTTTATGACGAAATTCATTGCGCGCCTAATCGGGATCTCTGGGACGTTTTAGTCACGGGCATGGGCGCTAGGACTCAACCGCTCATGTTGGCGATTACGACAGCTGGATACGACAGACATTCTATTTGTTGGGAGCTTTGGGATTACGCAAAAAAGGTGAAGGCAGGGATTATTAAAGACCCGACCTTTTTCCCATTGATCTATGAAGCCGACGAGAACGAACCCTGGGACGACGAAAAGACATGGAAAAAGGCGAACCCTAACTATGGAGTATCTATCCAGAAGGGCTTTTTACAGCAGGAATGTAAACGCGCGCAGGAGATACCAGCATATCAAAACACGTTTCGACGCTTGTATCTCAATCAATGGACGACGCAGGAAACGCGATGGATCGACCTCGATACATGGCGAGCTTGCGAGGGCCCGGTGGACCATGCAGACCTGTCTGGTTTGAAATGCTGGGCGGGCGTGGACCTCTCGACGACGACGGATATTTCCTCCTGTGCTGTGGTGTTTGAGCCGGATTCCGAGGGGCGAGTGAACGTCCTGAGTTTCAATTGGGTGCCTGGTGAGAACATCTTGAAACGGGCCAGGCGGGACAATGTCCCATATGACGCGTGGGCAAGAGACGGATATATCACAGCGACCGACGGGAACGTCATTGACTATGACAGAATTGCGAATTTCATCGCATACGACTTGAAGGAGATGTTTCCAAATCTCTGCCTGGTTGGCTACGACCCATGGAACGCGACACAGTGGGCAATAGGCATGGAGTCCGAAGGTGTTCCGGTATACGAGGTTCGGCAGGGGTACAAGACCCTGTCGCCGGCGTGCAAGGAGTTTGAGCGTTTAGTGCTGGGCAAAATCCTTCGCCATAACGGGAACCCGGTGCTGACGTGGGCGGTGGATAATCTCGTTGTGACGCAGGATCCGGCAGGGAATATCAAGCCGGCAAAGGACAAGGCGACCGAGCGGATTGACCCGGCAGTTGCGCTGATAATTGCCCTGTCAGCGATGCTGCAGGACCGTGAAGACCCAGTTAGTCCCTACGAGTCCAGGGGTGTCATCGCCATCTAAGGGGGGTGTATGTGTGCAGATATGGGAGCAGATCAAAAACAGGGTTAAATCACTACGCAACAAACGTGCCTCCCCGCTTGGCAATCTAAGCAATCCACCGCAATGGCTTTCGGACTTTCTCGGCGGCGGGAACCTTTCTGCGTCGGGATTGCGTGTTACGGAAGATGACCTCCTCAAGGTCTCGGCGGTCTACGCCTGCGTAAATCTCATTTCCAACACCCTGGCGTCGCTTCCGCTCCCGACATACAGGCGGAAACAACCGAGAGGAAAGGAACGGGCGCGAGACCATTACCTGTATGACGTGCTCCAGTACGAGCCGAACCCGGAAATGACCAGCTTTGATTTCCGGAAGGTCATGCAGGGGCAGCTGGAGCTTTTCGGCAACGCCTACGCGAATATCGTTTACGATATGGCAGGGCGGGTTAAAGAGTTGTGGCCTATCCCGTCTGTTTACGTCAGGCCACGCCGCAATGACAGCAATCAATTGCTGGTCTATGACATCTCCGTCCCGAACGGGACGCCCCGGACATTGCTGGCTAGCGAGATGTTTCATCTCCGTGGGTTCGGTGACGGCTTGTTTGGGTATCCGCCTATCAGATATGCGCGCGAGATCGCCGCTCTGGCGCTTGCCGCAGAGGGGTACGGCGCAGGGTTCTTTGGTCGCGGGGCGGTGGCGTCGGGAATAGTCGAGTTGCCCGGGAAGCTTTCAGAGCAAGCACTTGAGAATTTCAAGCGGACGTTTCAAGAGAATTACGGTGGGCTGAACAACCAGCACAGGATTTTATTCCTTGAGCAGGGTCTGAAGTTCCATCAGACGACGATCCAAAACGATAACGCGCAGTTCCTGGAGACCAGGAAATATCAGGTCGAAGAGGTGGCGAGGTTCTTCGGGGTCCCGCCCCACAAAATAGGGGCGCTTGAACGTTCGACGAACAACAACATCGAGCACCAGGGGATTGAGTATGTCCAGGATTGCATCAGGCCGCGCGCAGTAAACTGGGAGCAGCAGATCAGGAGACAGTTACTCAGCGCAGAAGGCAAAAAGCGTTTCTACGCGGAGTTTGTGCTCGACGGTCTCCTGCGTGGCGATGTCCAAAGCAGATCTCAATACTATAAAACAGGGCGCAATGACGGCTGGCTCTCGGCAAACGACATCAGGGAGCTGGAGAACATGAACCCGATACCGGTTGAGGAAGGCGGCGACGCCTACCTGATAAACGGAAACATGGTACCGATCACTGAAGCGAATCAGGTACAGGAAGGAGGGGATGACAGTAATGCCTCAGAACCTGGAGCGTAGATATATCAACACCACGCTGGAGCTTCGCGACAATGACACCGAACCTGTAGTTTCCGGCTACGCGGCAAGGTTCAACGAAGAGTCCGAGGAGTTGTGGGGGTTCCGGGAGGTTATCCTTCCCGGTGCGTTCAAGGACGCCCTCGAAGCTCCGGACATCAGGGCGCTTTTCAATCACGACCCGAGCCAGATTGTAGCGAGGACGAAGAATAACACCCTAAGAGTTTGGGAGGACGAACAGGGCCTCCGGTACGAATTTCAGCCGAACATGAAGACCGCAGCAGGAAGGGATCTGGTTGAACTCCTCAGGCGTGGCGACGTCGATCAATCGTCTTTCGCGTTCTCGATGGATGGCGGCATCGAGGAATGGGATGATACCGGTGAGATCCCGGTCAGGAAGCTCATCAAGATCCCGAGACTCTATGACGTGTCGCCCGTCACGTATCCGGCCTACCCCTCCACGAGCGTAGGGGTACGGAGTGCGCAGGACGTGTACGAGGAGCACAAGGCGCAACGCGAAGAACAGGAAAAACAGGCAGCCGAACAGCATGCTGAGGAAGCACGTGTGAAAGCGAGAATGCTTCGCCGGAAGGCGGAGCTTGAATACAAAAAGGAGGTTTTTTGACATGAACGTGAAAGAGTTGCTCGAAAAGAGGGCGAATGTCTGGGAACAGGCGAAAGCGCTTATTGACGCGGCTGAAACAGAGGGCCGAGATTTTTCCGCTGATGAGCAGGAGCAGTACGACAAGATGATGGACGAGATGGACGGGCTTGCCAAGAGGGCGAAGCGTCTCGAGGAAAAACAGCGTCTTGAGGCACAGCTGGCCGAACCGGCGAACGAGCCTGTCCGGGTGAATCCTGCTTCTGGCGACGCGGACAAGAAAACTCCAAACCTCATGCCGGAGTTCAGGTCGTTCATCAAAACCGGCGTGGTTGGCCCTGAAATGCGC